AGTAAGAGTATGTCGCATAGTTGATCGCAAAGAAATGTCTGTAAACGAACTTACTGGCTGGATTAAGCGAGGCTGTAATCTAAAAGACAACTATCGACACGATCCTACTATCTATTCCTTTACTAATATCAATACTAACGAAACTGTTACCGCTACTAAACGAGAAATGATTGAGCGATACAATTTGGATCAAAGTGCTATGAGTAGAGTGTTGAACGGAAAGTTAAAATCTACTAAGGGCTGGTCTTTAACTTTGTAACGATCCGGTGTAGCACTTGTTAAGCCAGTTACCAAACGACTCTGCGTTTTCGCTGACCTTATTGAGCTCGTATTTTCCACAGAACTGTAAAAATCTTACGCCTACTTGCCCAACATCTTTGTGACTTACTTGTTCACGAATTGCTGTGTCTATTACTAGTTTAACATCTTCAGGTTGTGCTGTCAAGTCTACTAACATACGATTCCGTTCATAGTCATCTAATACACGATGTTCTACACCATCGGGATCAACCCAACGCTGTAACATCATATTGTTCCAATTATATCCTTGTTTAGTGCGATCTTCAAATGCTTCCATAAGTCCTATTTTGTTTTTGGTACCTTTTGTACGAACTCCAGGAAATGCGGAAAAAACATTATCAGTCGGGTCGCCTCTAACTATTTTTTCAAAAAGCAACCATTCCGGATTGGGTATTGTCTTAGGTTCTTTAGTTTTTTTGTCGATGACTGGTCGACCTTTCGCATCAAATATTCCCTCTACTGTTATCAATTCGTCAGTAATGCCATTGTACTGTTTGACATTTTCTGCTAATAACTGTACGAAATCTGTGTCACTGCTTATAATTACGTGTTCATCTTGTGGATGTAAAGCAATCCACCTTGCTATAATATCATCAGCTTCGGCTGTGGCACAGCGTATTACACTACAGTTTGTTTTTTCAGAAAGATATTTAGTTAAAGCGTCAAACGTTTCCCAAAACATTTTATCTTCTTCTTGTTCGGCTTCTGTTAATGCTTGTCTTGCCACAGTACGATTAGCTTTATAAGGCTTGTAAACATCTTTACGCCAACTGCGTCCTTCTAAGGCAAAAACCACATGATCTGCTTCAAATCTACGGGCCATTTTGTTAGCCGCCATTAGTGTTACATGAAGGGCAAATCCTACTTTTTCCCAAGTATCACTAGCACGAAAAGCACCGTGTCTAGCTCTAAAGAACAGATTAGCAGTATCAATCAGCACGTATTTCATATAAGCCTTAAATTAATTTGTTAGCAACAATGTATTGTAACATAAAACGATTAAAAAAGCTATGTGCATCTCTACCAAAATGACGTGAATTGGGAGCAACTGTGTCTATTTTATTGGCATTTAAGATATTTGAATAGGTCATAGTTGGATTATAAGGTTCGATAAAATTTACTCCCCAATTATATCGATTGATATTAATACCAAAACATTCTTCACTATTTAAAAAAACATGTCGTATATCTGCTTCTTTAAGCAATTGATGAAATTTATAAATGTCTTCGTGTTCTGACGATTCATTTTCAAAATTACACCATTGTATTATAACTAATTTATTTTGATTTTGATTTTGATGAATCCATTCCTGTGTATCATTAATAACTTTAGTGTTAGTGTTACTTTCTATCACTCCACAGTGAAATCCCGATCTTAATGCTACACTTAATAATTTACCCCAACTCACTGCCAAATTATGTGGATGTGGCAAATGCCCTAAATGAACTAACCCAGGATCTTGATAAGCAAAACTATATTGATTAACAGCTTCGGCTGCTCCAGCATGACTACTACCGTTCACATATAACATCATTTTTGTTTAAGTAGCCTTTCAGTTTCAGCTTCTGCCACACGTTTACGTAAACTGCTTGAACTAAAACTGTGATCTCGGCCATTAAATATTAATTCAATGCCACGGTGGTAACACTCATGCATTCCGGTAAAATCTTTATCTTGATATTCTACACCTAAAATACGAACGTTTACTGGCAATATTAAAAGTAAATCAACTAAGTCTTGTTCTGTTTGATATACTACAACTTCGTCTACATATCGACAGGCCGCTAACTGTATTTGACGTTCTACAATACTTTGTACTGGAGGATTTTTAGTATCGGGTCTATTGATAGTTGGATCTGTTTGTAAACCAGCAATTAAATAATCACAGTGATTTTTAGCTTCGGCTAGCATGGCTACATGTCCAGCATGGAATAAATCCCATGCGCTAAATGTAATACCAATTTTTTTGCCTTCTGCTGTTAATTCTTTAATTTTATTAAATATCATTAACTGACCTCACTAAATCCATCGCCTACATCACGGCTTTTAACCACACGATTATTCATTGCTTCGTATTGTTCATAAGTTTCTAAAACAACATTTCTACAAACTGCTGTAAACCAACGATCGACAATGTCAGCATCTGTATCTCTAGGATCCATTTGGTATCCGTGCCTTACTAAGTCTGCTACAAATTTATCATTCCAGTCTAATTCAAATGATCCATTCTGCATGTCATTAGGATCAATTTCCATACTGATAATATTAACGTATGCTTCACCTTTTTCTGTGGCAATTTCCTTGGCAGTTTTTTCTTTAGGTTTGGGTGTTTCTGTAATTCTAACTGTTGTTGGTTTCTTTTTAAATATATCTAATAGTCCCATTTCATTTTCCTTTTAATAACCATATCATGTGTTCAACACTACTGTGATATTTTGTTTCATAAACAGGCTCGCCCGGGCCAGTCCACATGGCTACGCCTTTGTATGCCCAGCAGAACCATAACCGTTGACCTGACAAGCTACAGCGTTTAGGCCACCATATGTATTGTACTTGCCATTTGGCACGTGTACACCAATGCCAATCTCCATCTATTTCTGCACGTGGGCTTGGCATCGGCATCAATAACAACTCCCAGGTTGTCCAGGTTCATTGCTGTTGGTACAGGTTAATCTATGATCTGTAGCTCGTGGGCAACGCTTGTTACCACAATCTGGACACAGTATCATGCGTTGTGCCAACCAGGGCCATCCACGTTCGTCTGTTTTATCTTTAAGACACATATGACAGTTACCACAGTTGTCGGCATTGATTCTGTCTTCAGTGGTAAATGTGGTCATTAGGTACCCCATTCGTTCTTAAAAAGCGGAACCTGAAGTCTATCACTGTATCTCCAACCACGTTTCATGGCTGCCCCGGCTACATTACGTGCGTTAAGCGTGTATACACTTTCGACACCGCCTACTGGCATTAGATAAACTGGTCCTCGAAATCCCGCCGCCCGATAAGCACCTACCGCGCACTCTGCGTCGGCAACATCTTGCTGTGTTGCTACTACAAATTTGAGATATGTTGTACCAACTTCTTCATATTCACAAACGATTTCGGGCTTAATTGCTTCTTCCCAACGTTCACCTGATCCAGGCAACTTTGCACTGACACTAAAAGTTACTTCGTTGGGATAGCCAATACCATCTAATTGCCAATTAGTCAAAAAGTTTTTAAATTCTTCTGACAATTTTTGTGTACCATTTGTTTCAAATGTAATTTCTTTAAGACCTGCCATGATTGGATGCTCTAATAGATCTGGATAAGCTCGTTGCCATCCCAACAATGGTTCGCCGCCGGTTATGACTAAATGCTCATCGCACCATTCGTTATGTGGCAATATTTCCATGATACGATTGGCAATAGCATCTGTTTCTAACATTGGACTTAGGTCCTTAAAGTCAGGATGCCAACTCGCATAACTGTCGCAGCCAGTTGAGACCAATGGAAGACTTTCATATTTTGGATAAGGATACAATGAATGTATCGCGGCAAGATCATCTGCTTCAGTACTTAACATAGGCCTTTCCATACCAAACCCGGCGCATTTAAAATTACAGCCAAAAGTTCTTAGGAATACACTAGGCACTCCCATATATCTGCCCTCACCTTGAATACTATAAAATAATTCTGCTACTTTAATTTTACTCATATATTTTTGACCATTTACGTAGTTTGTTAAATTTATTTTGTTTTGCTATAGTTAATTCTAATTCTGATACAACACCATGATCTTTTAGTAAATCAATCATAGCTACTACATCTCCGATTTCTTTTACTAGATTTTCACGTTGTGTGCCTGTGCCATTTAGATATTGATTGTCTAAACCAAAACGTCTACACTTACTGATATTCTGTATAACTTCAGCACATTCTTCTTGTAATATATCTAGTATCTCAGTTATTTTATTATTCAATTCTTCCACCAATCTTCCCAGGGAAATATGATCCAACAATCTTCATCTGCTTTGTTTATTGTAACAGAAGAATATGTAATGTCAAGTTCAGACTTACTCGATTCATTATCATAAAGCACAGCTACTCTTACATTATGTCCCCAAATTTCATCAATCCAACGAGGATCATAAGGTAAACAGCTTGACTTCCAATCTTCTTTAATCCAGTTCAGTGTTGCTCCGGAATCATTTATATCATCTACAATAAGAATTTGCTTGCGCTCGTCTCCTGACGCCGCAGTATCGTCTACAGTATATCCAAAAGCATCTGAAGCTAGAGCACAATTACTGACAGTATCACCACCATCACGTAAACTTACGTCTAAACTAATCATCTTAACTCCTAAATATTGACTTATTAACACAGCAGGAGTAAGTCCACCTCTACCAATGCCTACAATATAATCAGGTCTCCAAAAATCTTTTGTAATTTGTCTAATGATTTCTTGGCAATGATTTTCAACATCTTGCCAGCTTAGAAATATTTTTTTCATGTTGTTTCCTATAGATAGTGTATTTAGATATTATAAACTATCTATAGAAATTTGTCAACTTAATATTTGCCGAATTCCTGCTTCAAAACTCATAGGTTCATAATCGGGCATTAGACTTCTGAGTTTAGAAATATCTGGGCGACGATTAGCCACTGATCCGGGCAAACTTGGTAGTTGTTCAAAATTAGCATCAGGATGACCAAGTTCTTTGGCAATAACTTTCACAGCATCACCAATAGTGATTTCTCTATCGTTACCGATATTGACCAATTGTCTATTTACATTTTCGGCAATGTATATAGAAGCGGAAATAGCGTCGCTTACGTGACAAAATGAACGTGTTTCCTGTGCGCCAATAACACTGAAAATACCACTACGTATTTTAGTAATTTGGTCACCTAAGAAATGCCCTTGTTTACTATTTTCACCATAGACATTGAAATAACGTAACATAACATATGGTAAGTTACTATTAGCCAAATAGTTTTCGCTGGTAATTTTAGCAAGTCTATAACTCCATCGAGCGTTGTGTATGTCTTTAACAACGACGTCTGTGTTTTCTGGTACTGGGCTAACAGGATCATCTGCTACTACCTCAGAACTTGAAGCATATACTAATCGTTTTAAATTCCCGCATTTACGAGCAAAATTAAAAACATTTAAATCACAAACAAAATTATTTTCCAATACCTTATTAGGCATTTTGTAAAAGTTAGTAGTACCATTAATAGCACCATAATGGTATATGTAATCAAAATCTGTTGGTAGTTGATTTAACTCATCTACATTATTCAAATCAATTCTAAACCATTCATCGCAAGATGGAATAGTGTTACTGCGACTATGATTATCTACAGCATAAATTATGTGTCCAGCTTCTTTTAACTGACGACAAAATTCAGTGCCTAATAATCCGCTAGCGCCTGTTACTAGTATTTTACTCATTTTGTTAAACCTTTGTTATCTTCTTGTACAGCATCAATCATAGAATAGTTCAATCCAAGATTTTTTACTAAGTTAGCCCAAGCACTAGTGTCTTTTGGTAAACAGTGTCCACCAAAACCACGTAAATTTTCATTACACATTAAGTAAGCTGGATTAAAACATTCACGTTTAATAATAGCATTATAGACATTATCATAACTGACACCTAATGCTTTACAAACATCATAGGCAATGTTAGCAAAAATAATCTGTACACTATGATTAACATTATTGAAATATTTGATAACTTCAGATTCTGCGGGCTTAACACAAGCTACATTCTTTGGCAAATTGCCATGTATTGCTTTAACTATAATATAGTCTTCTTCTCTATGACTACCAATGACTAGTAGGTCATGGTTATACATAAAGTCAGCTAGAGCTGTTTTAGCACGTAAAAATTCTGGAACTGAACATATACGTAAGTTAGGATATTGTGCTGATAATTTATCGCTAGTGCCTGGAACTACTGTACTTTTAATACCAATCAATCCTTTATATCCAGCTTGATTTAATTCATCAATGACTTTTTCTACAATACTAGTATCGCAGTCGCCGTTGTCTGCTTGATTAGTTGGTACACAGATGAAAACACACTCTGTGTCTAATACATCGTTTAATGTAGATCCTTCGTAAGCTGGATCAAAAAAACTCATTGTGTGGCCTAAATGATTTAAACCTTCATAAACTGCTTTTCCTACTGTGCCTTTTCCTATAAGACCAATTTTCATAAATATTCCTCAAATGATAATTCTTTACAACTACTTGTGGTAGTTTCTGCCGTATCTACAATTTCGCAAGCAACAACTCGGGGGTCTAAATAATCTAGATTTGAATCGTATGGTGCTACCATTTTTGTTCTAACACGAACAGGATGTACGATATTTACCGTAGTTTCAGTGCCCTTAAAAAAATCTCTGGCACCTTCCCATAAATTATGTAGTGCGGCTTTACTGGCAGAATACAACATATAATTTTTTTTACCAGACTTGTAAGATGAACTGCCCACCATTACAATTTTAATAGGTTTTCTTTCAAAGTGTAGATAATGATTAATAATAAACCAATTTGGCGTAAAATTAACATTCATCATTTTATAAACATTTTCGTGATTATCGCCAAATATACCAGCACAATTTATTATAATATCTGGATCCATTTCAATTAGAGTTTTTGTAATTTTATCACCAAATCTAACATCTAAGAAATCAAGGTCTCTTGCTGCCGGACAGACATTATACCCTCTGTCTAGTAGTTCAGAGACTACGTGCTTTCCTATGTCGCCAGTGGCTCCAAAAATTATAACATTTTTCATTAGGGTATGATTGAGTCTACTCGAATAGTATCAGTTTCATAATCTTCGCCACCACGTGGGCCTTCGGCAAACGCAATGAATGTACAACCTTCTTCGCCGGCTTTCATAGCGTGAATTTCTAATGGATCACTTATAATAAAGTCACCAGGCATAGCAAAAAATATTTCTACTGGTTTGGATTTATCAACTGGTTGACTATAATAAGTTAACTTTCCAGAAATCACATAAGTGTATTGAATAGTTTTATTGTGATAATGATTGCCACGCACAGCTCCTGGTGTATTGGTAATGATACAACCATGATTGATAGATTTTTTATAAAAGATATCAATGATAGTTCCACGCGGATCGCAGTGGGCGCCTAAACCTTCTTCTTTGTTTTCGTTAATATTGTAGTATCTCATTGTGATAAAAACCTTGTATTTGGATTGATTTTAAGTAATGCTTGTTTAAGTGGGTCGGCTATGTTCCAACTTAATATTAAAGCATAGGGATTATTATATTCAGCAAATTCATTGTCTGACATAATTGGAATACGACTTAACGGTGTATACTTACCTTGTTTGAATTCGCTGGCATCTGTAATACATTTGATAACTGTTCTGTTAAGCCCATAAAAATTTAACCAAGTATTTGCTTTGGCTGCCGCTCCAACTCCTATAACAACTGCTTCAGGATCTTCTTCAATTAACTTATAAAATTTAGCTAACCATTTGACTTTGTCTGTTTCTAATTTCTGTTGTAGACTTTTGTAAAAATTAATGTCAAATAATCCTTTATCAGTTTCCTGCTGAATGGCATCTCTAACTTTGTCAGTAACAGCGTTACCGTGACATGCAACAATACGTAAACTTTGACCATGATAATTAACTAAATCGTAGTCAGCAATAGTTAATCCTGCGGCAAACAATAAAGTCTGTGCCATCTTAACTGTAAAATAAGTTGGATGTTCATGATAAGTCATATCTGGAAATTTTCCATTAGTTACCATCCATCCCCAATAAGGAACTTCAAAAATAAACACACCATCTGAAGCTAAAACTCTAGCTATACCGTTGGTAAAATCCAACGGATCGTTAGCATGATTATAAACATTATTGGCCATAATAACTTTGGCAGTACCATACTGATTACAAATAGATTCAGCTGACGTACTGTTAAATAGTCCTTTGACAGTTTCTACACCACGTGCTTTAGCCAGCTCACACATACTGGCACTTGGATCAACACCCACCGCGTGTGTTAATGGCAAGTTAAAATGATTAATGAGATATCCGTCGTTGCTGCCAATTTCTAATACAAATCCTTGTATATTAAATTTACTTTTTACAGTATTGGCATATTCATCCCAGTGATCTCGACTAGTTTTACTGTTACTTGATGTATAGCTATATGCGTATAAATTGTATCTATCTTCGGCATCACTAGCATAGCCTAATTGTACACTGCCTGATTCAGAATTCATATAAACTTCCAAAGGAAATACAGGTTCGGATAAGTGTAATTGGTCTTCGGCTATAAATGTATCAGCATAAGCGTGTTGCCCAAAGTCTAATATTTTAGTAACAGGATTATTAGTTATTAAACATTTGTCAATACGTTTACTATGTGTTATATCACTCATAATGACCTTTGATATTGAACCATTTGCTTATTAATATCATTTTGTTTGAGTTTTTCCCAGGGATCTTGTTTACCTAATTTTACATTTTCCCAAAATGTAAGGTTAGCACCTTTGGATCTTAAATAATTCGCAATTACTTCTGAATCTACTATTCTTCCATTGGCATAGGAAATGTGATGAAAATCTCTTGGACTGCTAGGATCACCTTCTAGTATTTTACGATTTTTGTAAGTAAGATCTGAATTGCTACCAGTTAAATCATGTCTATCATGAGTAGCGTAAATTTCAACAATTTCCATAATATCTAACATATAAGCAATTTGACTCAATTCGGCATCAATCATTTGGTGACGAGAGAAAAATCCAAATAAATCAAACCATTCTTTTGGAACTATAGGAAAAATTGAGTAAGGATGTTCTCTATGAACATGTATTTTAAGTAACTTAAATTCTTTTGTATGTTTGGCAATAATTTTATCCCAACCAGTAGTTTCCATAAGGGCATCGTCATTCCATACCATTAACCAGTCAGCTGAAGTTTCTTCTGCTAGTTTATTGTAGTAGGAATTTAAATTTTCATAACCCATGGGTTCAAACACTATAACAGTATAATGAACTCCTTTTTCCTGCATCCAAGGCTGTATCGATTCCGCAAAATATTTTAATCCTACTTCATCATCATTATCAAAACCAAGTAAGATTTGAACTTTATTGATGTCAAGTACTCGATTGAAAAGACTGATAACACTGAGTTTTAATGCTGTGGTTCTTCCTCTGGTAGGAAGCATTACTGCTACACTATATTCGTTTTTAGATTTGGCCATTGTGATCTTTCGTAAATTTACCTATCTATTTACAAGAATTAACTGGATACTTAAAATTTTTATTAATTCCAGTGTTTGATTACTCCGGCGATTATGAAAAAATTGGTAATAATATAAATTAACACAATTATTGTTCTTACACAGGCAATACGATCTGCTTCTTCGTCTGTATTGCCTGCTTTTTCACCTAGAGCTTTGGCCCAAAGACGCCAAATTTTATGCAAATAAGTCTTCATTCCATTCTCTATGACCTTCTCTAAAAGCCATATTGCTTTGTGTTTCTCGTACTTCCACACGATAACACCATAAACGATTGGCTTCACTTGGTCCCCATAAGTCTGGAATATAAACCCCGTTAACATATTTGTAAAGCATGTCAGCTAGTCCTTCGCAACCTAATTTAGGTAGGATAGTGAGTTTAGCCATTTTCTTTTCTTGTAGAAGTTTGTATGTTTCAAGTTCCGGGTCATCAGAACTGACCAGTAAAGTATGATCAAATTGATCTTCTAGTATACCTTTGAGCTCTTTCAATCCACCATAGTCGGCTGCCCAATTACGTACATCTAAATCGTTTGTACCAAAATAAAATTTCATACTAAAGCTGTATCCGTGTATTAGATTACAGTGACTGTCTGCTCGCCATTGCCTGTAGGCACAGGGAAATGCGTCGTGGTATTCTTTGGTACTGACATATCGGTATGCGATTGGTACTACTTGATTTCCTACTGAGTATATTTCTATCATGCTTATTCTCCTATGTTAAATTTTAGCATAGGCCTGCAGAATTTGTATAGCGGGATGAATGCCGAAAAGGCCGCTTGCTACTATTTAGTTTCATGCGAATTCTGTTCGCATTTCCATAATTTTTCTTTGGCTTCGTTTAGATCTCGTTTTAGGCTTACATTTAAATTTTCTGCTATAGTTAAGCGTTTTTGTAGTTCAGTATCAAGAACCACAGGCTTAGGTCGAGATTTAGATTCCATAGTTATTCCTACTGCTATGCCTAATACAAAAAATATTAATGCTATCATCTTGGGGCAAAATCCTGTTGAAGTTTGATATTATCCATGAATTCTTTTTTAGTACCCATGTCTGTATTAAACGCACCTTTAAGTACAGTAGTTTTCATATCAACTCCAAAAAATGTATTTTACACAGGCTGCGATGATGGCAAATCTCATCAAGCCCAAAGTCCAGGTATTAGTCCAGAACTTTACTTTTTCCGAAAATTCATACTGTTCAAGAATGTTCATTTTTCTTTGCCTCTCTTATAATCGGTCTAAGCGTAAACACCCATACAGCGTGACTAATCCACCCAACAATGATACCGTATATAAATTCATTCATTTTTCACAACATCCAGTTTATTTAATAAATAATAACATATTACAACAGGCTTCGCAATGTTTTTGAACAACAAATACACTACACTTTACTACAAGATTATTAATCGTGCGATAGAACGCAATCATAATAAACAGCGACACGACGGATTTCAAATACATCATATTATCCCTCGCTGTTTTGGCGGAACTGACGACGCTACTAATCTTGCTACGCTTACTTACAAAGAACATCGTGTATGCCATCGATTATTGATTAATATGACTACTGCTGACGCCAAATACAAAATGATGCATACCTACAAATTGTTTAACAAATACTACGATGCTTCAGGTGCTCCGTCTCCGCAAATCTACTGTACTTCTGACTCTTACATTAAAATGGTAGAGACTCGTAAACGCAAAGGCAGTTACAAAACTGGCAAGAATAATATTTTTTCAAGTCCTGAGATTATTAAACAAGTTCGTCAACGAATGACTGACAATAATCCAATGAAGCGACCTGAACAACGAGAGCGTATGAGCTTTAACAATAATAATCCTTATGTTAAACCTATTACAGTCGACGGCATCGATTTTCCTACTATCGGAGCCGCCGCACGTCATTTTAATACTACACCTTACCTACTCAAAAAACGCTACACTATCGTGGTGCGAAATCCTGCTGTAGTTTAATATTGTCAAAGAATTCCTTCTTTGTTCCCATATCTTCATTGAATGCTCCGCGCAACACAGATGTCTGTGTTAAACTACTGTGAGCCATAATTCCTCTATTTTCGCAACATCCGTGCTGGGCCTGTATATAAACACCTACATCTTTGCTATCTGTAGCCTTCATTATTTCTCTAGCGATGTCATTACACAATTCCTCTTGAAGAGTACCACGCCGAGCACACCATTGAGCAATCCTAGTATACTTACTAAGACCAATAAGTTTTTGGGCGGCAATAATTCCGATATAAGCCACACCTGAAACAGGTTGATGATGATGACTACACATACTACGCAATTCACTACGTACAACCAACATACCTTCATATCTATCCTCCGAATCATTTGGAAACGCTGTCGCATCTGGAGCAGGCTCGTATCTACCCGCCATTATTTCATTAAAATACATTTTAGCAAGACGTCTAGCTGTGCCCTTTGAGTTTGGATCTGTTTCTCTATCAATTAGTAACGCATCCAACACACCTTCGAACGCACGAGTAGCATCATCAATTAATGTTCTTCTAACAGAGTCGTTATTAACGTATTCACTTATATTGTCTCCTGCCCAAAATCTTTTACCATTACGCTTCATTGTATTGCGTAATACTTCTGCTAAGTTAGGAGCATTTTCATGTTTCCACGTTGTATTCTCGTTTTCCCTAAAATCTTTATCGTTACTCATTTATTCTTCCTGTTTCAGTCGATTTAATATTTCTTCTTGCTCTTGTTGTTTTAATAAGTTAATATCATATTTTTCTAATCTATAGCCATACTTCATAGAAGGCATTAATGCTACCTTTTCAAACATATCTATTTGTTCTTGTTTGACACTATATACATATCCTTGAAAAGATTCTAATGTATTTTCTTCATTTTGTAATTTACAGTTACTTTTATTTTTGCCTCTAAGTTTTGCTCTCCAATTATAATACTCTCTATCAATATTGGAATCAAAATCAATTAATTTACTGTCGTCGCTTTGTTTAGCCCATGCTATATACAAATTGTCAGACTCAAATAAAGAATCATATTCTTTTTTAGTAGAACTTAATTTATCAAGGCGTTCTTGTAATATCATAATAGTATTATATGTATTATTTAGGTCAATGTCAATGTTATTGGATATTTTTTAATAAATTATTTGCTGAAAAGAATTGTTCAGTTAAATCTATTGTCTGTTTATGTAATTTAGTAACAAAACGGTCATAGTTTGTCATATATTGAATTATTTTGGCACAAAGTTCGGGTCTGTGAGCTTCATATGACTCATAATTTTCTGTCCATTCACTTGGATATTTAAAAGTGTCATAGTACATTTCTGTGTAGCTTAATCTGTCTGGCACTAATGGTATAGCATCAACTAACGCACCTTCATAACAACTAATTCCAAGTGTTTCTTGTAAATTGGCACTGAATACTATTTTTGCTTCACTCAGTAAAGAATGATATTCATGTTTTGATAATTGCTTATCTTGACAAACTACAAATTCATATCGAGGCAATTTAACAGATAAATCTCGAAAGATCTCAACTTGTTTTTCAGGAGCTATTCTATGAGGGAAAACTATAAGATCTCTTTTAGGTATATTTTTATATCTATTCAATACGTTAGCCATATACTCCATGGGCCAACCTGTTCTTACTATCTTATTGCTTAATATACGTTGTTCTTTGTCATTTACAAATGTTTTACAGAATAAATTAATGTGGAAGTCTGTAGCAAAGTAGTTATGATCAAATGCGTGAAAGAAACTTATCTCAGCATGTCGAACCCACGGGGCATCACCAATAAGACGTCCAAGAAAGTCTTGAGGATCATAACTGCCGGCATGGAACATACCATGGAGAGTCCAATTGAACCCTAAAAGATCTTTCATATATTTGAGTTGAATAACTGTCGGATTCCACGCATCAGTAAAAATAATATGATCATTGGTTGATGTTTCGCCATTGTTGTGATGATCTAAAAAATTACATAACTGCGAACTTTTCCAATAGTTAGTATCGGAGAAATTTAAAAATGCTCCGGGTGTAACTGTACTATTTTTTTGAATGCCATCTATTTGAACTACATTAAACTTATCGCCTAAATTGCCAGCTACTAGTTTAGGAAAATGCTCATGCCATTGTGCGGTATATCGTGTCTCGATAGGTTCAAGTGAGAAGATCCAGATTGTAGGTTTCATAGTTTTTGCCTGCGTGCCATAATATATAAATAATATATGAAATAAGTGAAAATGTCAAGCATTATGAATACACGCGAAATAAAAAATTTGATAGAAAGTTATCCAGATAGGATAACTAATCTCAGAAAAACTATTGAACAATATATGATTGGTCGAATAGAGGTCTATCCAAAATCTTGGCCGTTGTTTCAGTGTGTTTATCATGAATTGTATTTAGGTAAATCTTCTACTATAGTATTATGTCCGGTGTGTAATCTAAAACCGTTATCGTTCAACGGAATACGAAAAGGATATCGGCAAAATTGTTCAGCAAGTTGTCGCAACCGCAGTCCTGAGTTTCTTAAAAAATATAAAGATACTTGTTTAGAAAATTTCGGCACAGAATTTGCGTCTCAATCAAAAAAATTTAAGAAAACGGTTGAATCTACTAACATAAGGAAATATGGTGTTGATAATCCTATGAAGGTTACTAAATTTAAAGATACACATAGGAAATCTTGTATGACAAAGTACGGAGTTGATAATCCGTCTAAAGCTCAAGTAGTAATTAATAAAATTAAAGAAACAAGAGTATCTTCAGGAGATTGGATAAGTGATGATAGTAAAAGTGATTTAGAAAAATATCGATTAGCAGTAAAGAAAATAACTGCTAAATCATATCACGATCATTACTACAAAATCAATCCTAATAACTTAACTCGTTCAAGATATCAATACCATGTAGATCATATTTTTTCAGTAGAAGAAGGATTTAAACAAAAAGTTCCAGCCGAAGTTATTGGTCACTGGACTAATTTAAGAATGTTATGGCATTTAGATAATTCTATTAAAAATACTAAATGCCATACCACCTTAAAACAACTACTTGAACAATACAAGTTAAATTAGTCTACCCAATCTACGAGCGTCTTCGACCCACATATTCTTGGCATTTTTGCCTTGAATAAATTTGTTGTACTGTTGCCAAGCATAACTTTTAAAGTTATATAAATCGGCTTCATTGTATCTATAGCCGTAGTCTTGACAAAATGACAAAAATCTGTTTAAGTCATCATGAACTGCTAGTGCGCGAGCACTGGGTTTGTAGTGTTGCTTACCCATTTGTTTTCCTTAAATTTTAATATTGAGGTTAGGGCGAGAAAGTTCATACTTAATGAGGCATCCGTTCTCGCCGTCTTCGGATATTTCAATCCATACTGCACGTTCTGGATAACGTGCCGCAATCTGTACATATAAGTCATCGGCTATCATTTCGCAAGATTTAAAATCTAACTGTAAAATATCTTTGCTGTACAAACTTTCTAACCAGCGTTTAAATTGTATGAACTCTAAATCTCTATTTGAATGCCAGACATCAATCCAAACTTTAAACCAGAAAATATGACGATGAGGACTAGCTAAGAAGCTGACATCATATTCATCTGCTGAACATAAATTAGGATCTGTAGCCGCTGCCGGATATCTATGTATGCCTTCTTTGCGAAATGTAATCCAAATTTTACGTTCGGCGGCATGGCTAATGCGTGTGATTTTTTCTGCTAGTGCTTCTAATCTTTGTGGCTGTTCCATATTAAACCTTTTTTAACATTTCAAAAGTAACAATTTTACCAATGCTTTCTGCGACGTCATTGCCATCGGGTATAACGTGTAGAAAATATACATTTTCATCTTTCTTAGGGTCATAACTTCTTACTTCCACTACTGTACCACCCGAAGCTTTTTGTATTGAAAATCTCAAAGGATCTCGCAAATCAATAGTTTCTCGATCACATACACTTAATGAATATGCTTTGATATCGCGACCGTAATCATAACCCCATTTACATAACTTAGACCATAGTAATCTAATCATTTTATTTCTGTATCCTGTGTATATTGATCCCAATATGTATATTTGTCTTTACTCATGAGATCATGTAGTTGATGAGTCCACACACCTGGATTTGTTTTCCCCCAAGTAACATCATCTAGTTTTAGTGTGGCGTTATAATTAAACTGATTAATGTAAGGCAATTTAACACTAATCATTGGTACAAATCTAGGATATTCACTGTATCCAGATTCAATTACTCCTTCTGTGTGACCGACATCAAAATCTAATGTAACCCAGTAGTCGGCTTTTAAACAGGGCACAATAACATCATCCCAGGGTTTGTATTCTTCCTGTGATATTGACTTAGGATTAAAACTTTGGCTAGTGCCAAAATAAATGTGATTAACTTCTGCTTCTGCGGCTTTGGCAAAAATTTCACATATATCTGGAGTACCAACAACAAACAATGTTTTCATACCATGACAAATGGTATGTTCAACTTCGTATCCTGTAAAGTAAACAACACCTTGACGTTCTTCAGTGTTTAAAGCCATTTGATATAACCTCTACTATAACCGCTTGGACGAGCCAACCCATCCGCAAACGCTTGTTGCCACTCTGTATCTCTATTATACGCTTGAGTCCAAAAATTGTCAACATTAAGTTTGCCAGAAGTTATCCATTCTTCTGCTTTTTTCATGTACTTGATAAAGTCTGGATTACGTGGACTTGGGAATATCATTGTACAGGCTTTCCACAATAAATTTGCAAAATCTGTTGAGATCATTTTTTGCGATCCCATAATTATCAAAGCATTGGTTTGAAGTATGTCAGAGTTAAATACCAAATCACTACTGCCAAGATCCACAACAACATCATATTTTCCCAAAGGATTAGGCGATAGTTTGTCTCCCCACAGATCTCGATTGGAATTGCCTACTACATCAATTTTTATTTCATAGTTATCAATTTGTAATGTATGATGTGCTACCCAAGCTAAAAACCCGCTACCCAATATTAATAATCTACTGTTTGGCCCACATCTTTTGTTTATTTCCTGTCTTGCTTGTTTTATAATATTAACTCCACAAGCCACTGGCTCTAAAATATATCTAGGATGTAATTCTGGTACTTTTACGTATTCATTTTTTCTAACATTATAATAATCAGCATAAGCAGGTTCGCCACGTGTAGCCACATAATCACCTACTTTAACATCATATACATGATGCCCCACCTTTGTTACTATACCAAGTCCTTCGTGTCCCTGCATATTCAACGGTAATGGACCAAAACTGCCTGTCATCATATCAATGTCACTACGACAAACTCCCGTCATAACTGCCTGTACTTCAATTTCAACTAAATTTAAATCTGGTTTATCGTATTCAACTTCTTCAAAATTGCCTTGGCCAGTAGTTTGTAAACACCTAACTTTCATAAATTCTCTATCTTTCCGTGTATCCATATATCTTTGTCTAGTTGATCCTGCCAAAAGTCATTATTGTTTATATTGTTATACGCATCTCTAATCATATTTAGATAAGCACTTTCGGGGCACCATCCTAATTCAAATTGCTCTGTACTGTTGTCAGGCATAACAAAATTAATTGAACTACTTTCAATATTCATACTACGCCAATTAGCTAGACATTCCCATTTATTGCCAAATCCAATATGACACATATCATCTACATCATACGTACCATTATAGTTTACTACACCATACTCTGTGCTGTCAATATCTTTTAATTGCCATTGCATCAAAGCGCCTTGCCCGTTCACTGAGTCAGTACGCCAGTTGGGATTCATAGCTATATAAAGACTCAACAAATGTGGCATTAAATCTCTACTTACCCCACCAAAAGCTAATTCTCTTGTAGTAAACCAACTTCCAGGATTAGGAATACAGTTGCGTCTTATCCATTGTATGTCTACCTGTTTAGCCCGTTCGGCTAAGATTTGTAATTCACTTATATTGTCACGCCACATGTTATTTTTCACCATCATAAAACGAGTGGCAGGAAAAGTATCGACTAGTTGTAGCCATTCTTTGCTAGTCTTTACACCTGGCTTTTCTACAAACACAATACGACCACTCTGTGCTACTCTAGAGGCCAAATCAAAATGTGTATAGTTTGGAGTACAGATGTGTACAGTATCAAATATGCCATAACTGGCAATGGCGGAAACAACGTCGGTAAAGTCAGCTTTCTTATTGACATCAGCATCTACAGTTACTATTGTAGCACCTAATTCAGTTAATACACTATGGTATAACTGCCCAATTCCCATGCCTATAATTAAACTTTTCATTATTCAAACAGTACGTTAAATTGACTCATTGAGTTTTTAGATTTCTTTCCTGTATATCCACGTGTACCAATTATATTCATCCAGTATCTGTCATAGTATTCAATAATATCTAATGCGTCATCTTTATTATTGGCTGAAAAAATAGCGTCGACAATATCTTTAAACATCATACCGTCGCCAGGTATATTTCGCATCATCTTTGGCCAACTGCCATTATCATATTCGCGATTAGCACGTTGTACTGATTCTAAATGTAGCCAAACATTATGTGCCATTAGTAAAGCATAGCTAAAACTATCCCAAGAAGTTTTACCTTCTTTGCCAATTTTGTTTAACATTCCTGGAGCGTATATACAAACATCTTTTATTAATAAATTTTTACTAACTGGACTTTCATCAAAATGATCAATTAATTTATCTTGTAATACAGCATCTCGATATGTACGTGTGTCATTGGCATACTTTTTATCATCGGCAATAGCACTCATTCTGTAACACCATTTGCCATCATGAGGTAAGTCAATATGATGATAAACTTGACCATTGGCAGTTGCTAAGAAAGGACTAGCACAATCAAAAGATATAGTAAAAGCCGGATTTACATACTTGCGAATAGCACGTTGTATATCTGTTAATAACATAGCCCATTCTAATTTACTAGTGCCCAAAAAGTGCATCCAATCATGTTGCCCTTCTTGTAGTAAGCCGTCAAATTTTAATACTACCAATCGTTTCAATATAAGATGGATGTCACACATATTTTGACCACCCATAGCCCAGCCATTAAACGCTTTATTGCCGTAGACTTTGGGATCACAAAAATCTTTCATTTGATTGTACCAGTCATCCGCCTGACTATGATTCTCGCCTTGTAATACATTTAAGAATTTACAAGCGCCTGTACGATGTTTAATCCAATACTCATTATTATATCTTGTGGCATTTACTGCCTGCTGATAACTTTCGATACCAGTAGCAGTACGTCCTTCGGGGCTACGTTCTACCCATGCTGGAATATCTAACACCATACCATAGTCCATGTACGTGTCCATCCAAGTCAACACTTGACTACGCTTTTTTTGTGCCGCATCTAATTTGTCTTGATAGTTTTTAACATGATCAATTTTAACATACTTTGCGTTGCCATTTTTATCGTGTTTAGGTTTACCTGTTTTATCAAGCGCCGGTACATGTTCAATACCACGAGCAACAGCTTCTGCCATTTTAGCCGCAACTTCCGGACCATTAGGATCACGCCATTCGCCTTCCCAAACACCTTTACCAATTTGGAAACCGCCTGAATCACCTAGTACAAAACTATTTGTGCGATCACGACCACGAACCATGTCTTCATTCCAATCGTGTTTTGTAGTATCAAGATTAGCGTGACCGGCAGAGTACAAACTCCATCTATAAGGAAATAAACCTTTTTGTGGATTGAGCCAATTTAACATTTCCATATCTTGTATACCTTGTGGCATGCGAGATTTGGGAACTCCACTCCCGCTACGTTGTTTGCCAATATAAGTAGCATAGAATCCGCTGAGTGCTGGGAGAAACAATGCGTAATCGGATTGTTTTGAAGTTAAGTTATCTTGTGTCATTAGTATGTGTCGGTTAATTTTAATACAATATCAAGTTGTTCTTGTGCGTGTTTTACATTTTCTAAAGCATTAGCAACAGTAGTATTCTTTTTAGCCAGTTCATTCAAACGATATTCTTCATCGCGCTTGGCTCGAGCCCAATCTAATAAATTGACTGCCTCGCTGGATAATTCTACTGTAGCATGGCTGGCAGCCATCTGTACCCAATTGCTGCCATCATATATTTCTATATTTTGAGTACCGGTGTTAAATCTCATATTACCGACACCTTGGGCGCCGGCATAGTGATTGATGTAATTGGTACCAGTACTACCTCCAATAGCTTGGATGTAGCGACCAGAAGAACTTATACTTTTTATCATTACTTGCTTTGTGCCGGTAATATAAAGTTATAAACAGCCAAGCCTGAATTAACAGTAATCATGGCAGCACCTTCGTCACTGATATTCATTACTTTGTCTCCGTAGAGATCTAAGATACTGATAACAGTTTTAATAGGCCAACTCCATGTACGCTTTAATACGCCACTGACATCTGGATGGAATACAAAACTACCAGCGTGTGTACTATGATCGCCAAAGAAGAATTTTAAATCTCCATCTTCTGTTTTTGCTTGAAAGTTATTTTCTTCAGCGTTAGCCTGTGCCTGCATCTTTAAACGTTGAATAGCAGTAGCAGATGGCTCAAACGAAATATTCCAATTAGCACCTTTGAACTTAACAGTTTTCAGTTTTTCAGTAATCATTTCAGATGACATAAATCTATAACTATTTTTAAAATCCCCAACAGAGTTTTCAAAATTAAGTTGTTCTGGTTCATTAGTAGCTTTACGACTGATAGCTAATTTGGCATTTTCTTTATATTCTTGTAAGTTTAACAAGATTTTTAGTTTAGATAAATCTGGCATACCAAATGTACCAATGAATTCTGCTACTGGATTCGTAAATTTTCCTTCTACTACAACTGAACGGTCTTCTGATAAGCCGTTAATTGTAGTTTCTGTATCTGTTCCATTAATTCTAATTAATCCAATACAGCCTAAGTCAAAAGTATGACTGACTAAATCTAATAAGTGATCACGCATTTTATTTCCTTTAAGTAATGTTGTGTTAGTATAACAAGTATATTTAGGTTCTACAACTCTTTTGATACAATTTTCCGTTAAAATTCAAATAAAGTTTGGAAAGTATTTTCAGTATTCGTGGCACTGGCTAAGTCCCACTCTAGGACACTGAGTAAGTTATCTATTTTTTGATCTACAATAGTTGCTTCCATTAGACTGTTATCAAATGGTAATTCTTTAAACCATTCAGGAAGCCTTTGTTCATCTGTTGGATAACCAATACTGTTCCATCCCATTGGATTTTGTTTTAATTTACACACAATAGTTTTCATACCGTCAACTATAGCCATAGAATAATTGTCCCCATTCATTCTACGTAAATTATTCCAATTTAATGCTGCACGAACGTGTCCGGGCATATTGGCTTTGCCTTCTGCTTCTTCTTTCTTACCATACATAGTAAGATTGTTCACACGTTTTGGAGTGCCTTTTTCCCAAGCTGGTCGATCTTTAAACGCATATTTAAATTCACGTATACGTTCAACGATTTCTTCTCTGCCAGTTCCTGTCAATACTTTCTCAAGTATTTCATATAAAAAATCCTGTATAACTTTAGGAGTGTCGGAACGTTTTAAATCTAGGCCCATGGCTTTAATTTTACCAGACTTGCCATCAACATCCAAACGTTTGCCTTCTAAGTCAAATATCAGTACAGCATATCGTTTCTTAGTAATGAACAAACTGTTGGATCCAATCAATTCACGTCCCGCTTTGATTAGCTCACCGGCTTCTCTTGGACAGTGAAATGCCTGTTCCATAAACGCAGGAAAACTGGCATTTACTTGATCAGCTATGGAGTCATACAACTGTATACACATTTCTTTACTCCATGGCATAGTGCCTTTGGCAACATCATCTTTAATCATGGGCCAAGCAGTAAAGTAACAACTGTCAGTATCGCCGTATACAATAGCATCACCTAAGTGATCCTTAACACCAGTAATACATTCATTGATATAGCCAGCCATATGTCTAGCAATACTACGTCCTGTTAGTGTAGTTGACTGTCCAATACGTTTGTCCGCAAATCTACAATGCGGATTAAGAATTGCTCCATACACATTTATGTTCAACTAACTTTGCTAATGCTAGTTCGTTTATTTTACTAAACTGCCTTATATTTCTATAAGGATCAGACTATATCACCATCCAATGTTATTTTTGGATGCTCCCCATTTCGATTCGCTTGAATCTACGTCTTTCGACTAGTCGTTGAACCTTCATATTTCTATGCTTGGCTGCTGATTGTCTTCAACTTAATGGTCAGAGTTTCCAGCAATTAAAGGAGTTATTCAACTATTGTTGCCAATAGAGGTCGCAGTATCTTTACGAATTTAAATTAATTTTCTTAACTAGTTGGCGCTTGTCCCAAAACGCTACTTGTTTTTTTACTTCATCTAAATTTTTGTGGAAGATTTTATTATCACTAATAATAAGATCATTTTGTGCACAAAAATCCTCCAACTCGCCCCTAGTACCGTTTTCTAGAATTGAGTTGAGATCTTCAATATTCATAGATTCCTCTCTTGTTTAAAATATGTTTTGTGTGCTTATTTTGTATTTCTTTGCTTTCAAAAATAATTTCAGGACACCAATTATCAGAAGATATACGTATAAGCCGGATATCTTCTTCAACACATATTTGGTGCTTGACAATGTCATTCTTAATTGATGATTCTTTTCTATGCCAATATTCTCCGTCTACCTCTACTAATAATAACATATCTAGTAAGTAAAAGTCAAACTTCTTCTCTCTAATTGGATGTTGTGTGACATATCTAATATTGTTATCGTTTAAAAATTGTTCAAAAGAAATCTCTAAACTTGTTTTTTCTTTATTTGGAAACGTTAACCCGTTTTCTTTTAAATATTTTTTGCGTATGATGCTTGCTTTTGCTCGATATTTTTCAAATTCAACTTTATCTTCTTTGCGACTTTCCCACGCCTTTTTTTGATTAAGTGTTTTTTGTTGTTTTGCAGCGGCTGATAAATTAATAGTTTTGCCTGTTTTCATAATAGATAAGTCTTTTTTGGTTTTTGCGGAATGCACAACTCCTGTATGACCAATCCTTGACTTATGATAACATTTTTGACATTGCGTCCCGTCTAAAAAATTCCCTAAACTCACTTTATAATTGCCGTGCGACGAGCACATTACTTCTATAACATCTGTTCGAGTTAATACTTTGTTTGGTAGACTAACTACAGTATAATCGGTCGTTTCTGCGTTATGTATTTCTTCTAGCGATATAATATTATTTGTATTTGTATGTTTACGGCATCTAATATTATCGTTGGTATCCCGGAATCGTTTAGTTATAGATACAGGGTTGTCACAAATTTCGCATTTAGGAGTAGGATCACCTCGTAAATACATTTGGACTGCGGCATACACATCAAATATGTTTTTTCTGCCGCCGTAATACTCTATTAATCGCTTAAATTGACGAGGATATTTTTTCTTAAATACGTTAACAAAATTCATAATATTTCCTTTATATTATTTATTCTGTTGTTATTGAGATTGATTTTTTTGACTAACTGTCAATCGCTCCGGTAATTTAATACCGCTTGATAAGTTATTCCATAAGTTCTTAGTTTTCTGTAGCGTTTTTCTCTCAGCATACCAACGTTCTAATAATCCTGGAACAACACCTTTGCGTTCATACGTAACAATAGTACCGTTGGCAGTTAACATCCAAGGTTGATTACTGTTAAAAATCATATGCCAAATATCAGCGGCACTGTGTACTGTTGAATCTCCGTCCTGCCAGTCAACAGTTATTTCTGTGCCTTTTTGTTGTTCCATAACAGCAGTATATTCTAAAGTGGCAAATACACCTTCCCAAGCTGCCGCAAAAGTTTTTCCTTTGTCAACTATTTCATTTATATAACGATCAGTCATTATAGGACGTAGTTGTCCGATAACAGTTTCCATTCCCATATTCAATGCTCGAATAGCTGACGGATACAGTGAATTAATGTCAACTGCTCCCACCCACTGATGTGTACCTTTTTTAGGATACGCTACATAAGCACCAGCTGCCGCAGTATCATCATCAGTTAATCTCTGTCTACGATTAGGAACTACCAATCCTCGTTCATGTGCTTCAACAATAATAGCCTGCTCTGTTACCGCAACTGCGCCCATTGTTGTTGGAATTAATACAGTATTAGCGTGTGCCAATTCATTTGCCAAATCAATAAATTTTAATTTATTGTCTAGTTTATTAAGCAATAGTGTATCTTGCCTATTGTATTCAATAAACTTTTTAAAATTTTGATTATATAATTGATCCAGTGTACCTTCATAGGCAGTTTTGTGTTCGCCAAGTTCATATTCACCAATGGCATCTAAACTATAACTGTGTCTTTCTTCATAGGTATATTTTCTATACAGTTGCATATAGTCCATGTGTACACGACCAACAATATCATAAGTTGTACTAGTAGCGCCAAATCTTTCAAACTCACGTTCTTTAGGATACTGTCCCCATAGACAAAATCTACGTGTGTCATCTTTGCTGAGTACACGTTTGATACGATTTATAGTATAAGGTATATCATAACCTTCACTGTTCCAACCTGACAATACATCAGCATCTTCAATTAGATCAAGAAAAGTTTTTAACATTTCCGCTTCGTCGCTAAACACAATACAGTTTTCAAAGTCAGCGGCAACTTCCTTGCCAGTTTCCATACTCATATGTTTAGGTGGGATAACTAGTGTAACTAATTGTTCCATCCACTGTAAGTAAACACTAATGGCAGTTATAGCATTAAATGGATCTGTAGTTGGCGAAAATCCTCGTTCTTTATGAAAGTCTACTTCAATGTCGAAAAATGCTGTTTGTAATATTGGCGCATCGACACCTTTGTAATTTTCCTCCAAGCAACGGAATATGGGATTAATATCAGCTTCGTATAACTGTTTGCCTTTTTGTATAGCCACTTCTCGTCTAAACTCTTTGGCTGTACGGGCAGAAAATCTACTTACAGGTGTGCCGTAAATAGATTTAAATTTACCCCTAACATCGTCATAATAAAATATATATTCTGCTGGGTATTCTTTGTAAACACGTTCACCGTTGATTCGCTCAACTACATGAATTCTATCGTGTTCACGATCATATAGTGCGTCTACAAATGACAATTAAAGAGTCTTTCCAACTGTTGTTAAAATCTGCTCTAAGAGATTATGATCATCTTGTGTGCGACCAAATTCTGCTTTGTGTGCTACTTTGATTGCTTTCTTTAAAATACCAGGTTTGATTTCTAATTCTTCAGCAATGGCTTTGATAGTGTCATTTAAGCCTGTTGTCAAAGTTTCAATTTCAAATGTCACTGCCATTCCTTCATTGATAATTTGAGTTAGTTTTGCTGTTTGTTCTGCTGTAAATATGCGATCTGACATAAATTCTCCTTTAATAAAACATTATACATGATGTTAAACCTATTTGCTACGAATTTGGCTACTTTTAGATATTTTGGTAGCGAATCAAAATATCAGGGCAGTAGCGGCCCAGCCTACGGTAACTGGTACCGGTCCTAAGGCTATTCTATTCAAAAGCAAATAATGTTCCAAATGGATCTGCTGAATCATCTGGCATTAGATTGCTTCCTTTAGTTCTATAATAAGTTTCGTTATAACTGTGTAATACTTCTATAGTTTCAACGCAGGGAATCTTAAGCATTTTATAAATTTCATCTGTACAAAATGATGACTGTGCTTGAGTAAAATCTTCATGTTTTATAAGTCCCAATTTATCTAATTCTTTATAAAAATTATTTTTTGGAACAACCCCTGTTGTTTCACGCTCTGCTAGTTTAGATAACAACTGTCGTATATCTTGATTACGTTTCACTAAACTTTGTTGTACAGGTTCTATAACCCCTGCTCCATATACATCTCGAAGTATGTCAGCAACTTCGGATTCATCTACAATTATAGCATAATCCTTATGTGCTTGACTCCACGCATTTTTGGATAACAGTACAGTAGGGCAAGTGTGTGCTGTTTCCAAAGCGCCTAATCCAAATGTTTCGCTTACTGCTGGATGATACGCCGCTCCAAGACTTTGTATAATACGTGCCTTTTCAATGCCGGTTACGCCAACGTGTATTTTATATTCAATTTTTTCTTTTCGAAAACGCTCTTCGAATTTCTTAGCACTGGATTCAGATGGTACTAGTACCACTCCTGGTAAGCCCGAAGCTTTCAATGCTGAGATATAAGCTTCAGGATTTTTGCGTGGCTCCCAAGGTCCTATAAATCCAACACCCCAACGTTCTTTGGGCAGTGAATCAAAGTCTAAGAGTTCTTGTTCTGGTACTAATGGTGGCACTACTAATATGTCTTCTTTAGCTTTGTTACTATATTGTTCAGCGGCATGTGTCTGTATCCATTCACTTTGGCAAGCTAATATAACATCAGGCAAGTTACACAATGCTCTATAATGATCAGTTACTCCCGGTGAAAATATATCATGTAATACTTTCACACCAGCTTCTGATTCATGATGGGTGGCATGTAACACAGTACAGTATTTGTGTACACCAATACCAGTTACAGCATCCAAAGCTTCACCAACGTTAGTTATAATCATATCATAAGTATGTCTACGTAATGCTTTAACCAAACTGTTGCGAAAATTTAAACTTAGTGTGGTATCAAACGGTTTACTAAATGAACTAAGTTCTTTGTATACAGAATCAACGATAGTTTCATCTGGCTCTATCCATTGTACTCGTTTTTTATAAGCTGTAAACAATCCATTGTCTCTTACTGCTGAATCAGATATTATGTCAATATAGTATCCTGCCGCTAATGCCCAATCAATAATACTTTTAGCATAAGCGCCAACTCCTCGATAAACAAAGTTATTGCGAGCTACCAACATACCGATTCGTTTAGTTTGTTTTACAGTCATATGCTATGTTAGCATATTTATCTTGAATTGTCAACTATACAGGAGCAAATGGCAAAACTGGGCTGTCGTTTTCGGGATATTCTTGATTGGGTTCTGGATAAACAGGATATGGATATTGACTATCCATTATGCGGTTCCCATGAATAATCTACATTTACTACCACTTTGTTTTGTTTGGCATAATAGGCTTTTGGATCAAAGTTGTCTTTGGTAACTTTGATTTTTTTATGTGTGCCGTCATCGAAGAAGATTTTCCAAATATAATACTGTCCTGGTTGCAAATTACTTTTTTCTACGGCTTCGTATAGCATAGCATCAAATTGTTCTTGACTTTCACAGTGCCATTTACGTAATGATTTATTAATACGTGAATTTGGATCGTGTGCTGTTTTACTATTAGTATTGTGTTTTTTCATGCCCTTCATGCGAGCACAAAAACTTTTACGACGTTTGGCTGCTTTACTTCCTGGTTTAAGTTTACTAGGTTTGGTAGTTACAGCAGTTTGTAATTTTGAACCAGGATGGCTACGACGATAGCTGGCAACGCCTTTTTTGTTTAACCCACCGTTTTTGTTTTTTCCTTTACTAGTTTGCCAAGCTTCAGCTTCGTCTATACTTTCGTTTGGCACACAGTTACGTACTTGGCCACCGTTCTTGCCCCGTTTAGTACCTTCTGCATGTTTGCCAGGCCAGCAACTAGTATAACCATTGGCATCCTTTTGACCTTTTTTAATTTCATTGATATTGCCATGTGTTTTGCACATGCCACAGTCAGGGCAGGTCATTTCCATAGTTATGTCTTCATTGTGTTTCTTTTTGCCAGCACAGTGAGCACGTTGACTGAATCCTTTTGGATGACTACAGTTAATACTGCGTTTGTATTTTTCACTCCAGGCGTCTTCGTCGTTGATAAACTGATCATCGTATTTGCCTTCCGGCAATACATCGTCTTGTGGTTCATAATACCAGCCCATGCCAGGATCATCGGCGCCGGTGCGTTGAGGATTATTCCACTTGAAATAGGCAATTTGTTTTGGTTGACCGTCATAATCCCAATAGCCTCGGAACTCGCCTGTGGCGTCATTCATATCTTCCTCGTCAAAATGGTCTGCTTCGAATTGACCAAAGAAATCTATACTACGACGATAGTGTTCTGGTTTAGGATACTTGTATGGATCATCACCAGGGCCTTCTTCTCTGCCATCGCGACTGCGAACAAATTCTTTTAGAGAGCCCTCTGCCACACCTTGCTTCTTCATATACTTCTTACGCAATTTTAAGTCTGCTGGCGTTGCTTTTCTGATTAAATTCAAATATTTGTTTACTGGAACTGCTTTTATCTCAATGGGTTTGATGCCTTTGACACCAGGAATAGAATGAAACTCTCTGCTATTGCCACCTTGAACAAACTGCGGTTTTCCATCTGGGCCGTTGAATGGTAATTTATGTAGATACACATATTCACCTTTTCTAATCTTGCCACTGAACAAAACCATTTGTGGATCATTGGGGAACATACCTGTATCACTGCCAGGAGTAGTAAGTCCCATTGCAATGGCAACTTTAGGATCGCTGGTAGCATAGATAGCATTTTGATTACTACCAGCCGCACCACCTGTGTCTACAGCTTGGCGTGGTTCTAACATAGGAATCTTTTGTCTTGACCCATGCCAAAGATAGGTATTAATAACTTTGCCTTCCGCCACACCTTGCTCGTCTATTTCCAAATCTAAGCTGTCCCAGATTCTACTTTTGACTTGTTCTACAACATCATCAGTATATGTTTTTTCCAGATTTGATTCCAAGTTGTAAATTACTTCATCTATGTCTTCACCTTGGGCTATTTGTTTTTGAACTTGATCAAGCCATTGGTAGAACTCTTGTCTAGAATAAGATTCTTTTTTTGGTTTTTTCTTGAATCTATCAAAAATACCTTCCGCCACACCTGACTTATAACTTGGTTGTGTTTTTGCATCAGTTGCTTGGACCGCGGCCACTAATAATTTGTTTCCAGCGGCAATGGCATTGTCTAATGCGTCTTTTCTACTGGTAGCTACTTGACCAGCATCTTTGAATATCGCAGGATTGCGAACATTTACAGTGGGATTGGGCAATGGTTTGTTGTTTATAAAATATTCTTCATTATTGGCATTAGCGGCTATCCACTTGTTTACCTCATACCTATCTTTTAAGAATTGTAATTTGCCTACTCCGTCTTTGCCATCAGTGGGATCTAGTCCCGTCTGTGCCAGTTGTTGTGCAAATTTTTCTTGATTCTGTGGATAAGCATCCATGTGTTGAACTAACAACCAGGCCGCATAAGGAGCCGCAGGATACGA